TAGTACGCCTGATGCTGTAGCATTGGCTGAAAAAGGTCAGAAGTATAAAGTCACAGCTTATGCTACTACGACACTCACAGTAGAAAGATATCCTGCTGTTAATGCAGTTGGTTTGAAATCTGCGATGGATGGGTCAAGTACTGTTGTACCAATCAATAGATACTGGCAGTATTGGGATCAGTTTGATGGTCCTCCTGGCACTTCTACATGGATGAAGAATATACAGGGTGTAACTAATGGTAAAGATGAAATGCATATTATCGTTATTGATAACGATGGTGGTATTACAGGTGCGCCTAATACTGTTCTAGAAAAATGGTCTAATCTTTCTAAGATGGCCGGTGCTGTAACTGATAGTGGTGATAATAACTATTATGTAGATGCTTTGTATCTGGGATCTAACTGGATTTATTGGGTAGATCATCCCGCTGGTGCAACCAACTGGGGTACAGAACCTACTGTTGGCAATGCGCCGTCAACTGTACCAACTGATGGATTAATACCTGGTGGTTTCTCAAGTAATATGTCTGGTGGTATTGGTGCTGTTGCACCTACAGAGGGTGAGAGAGCTCTTGCTTTTGATCGTTTTGCAGATGCTGATGGTGTAGATTTTAATTTACTAATTTCTGGTCCTGCGACAGTAGGTGGTGCTATTGGTACAGCCCATGCTATTGATCTTATCGACCTTGTAGAAAAACGTAAAGATTCCGTTGTATTCTTATCACCTTATACAGATGCTGTGGTTAATGTCGCTAATTCCTATCAACAGATGAATAATGTTCTGGCTTGGGCCGATTCATTACCAAGTTCGTCGTATGCAGTATTTGATAGTGGTTATAAAAAGATGTATGACAAGTATAACGATACTTACCGTTGGGTACCACTCAACGCTGATATCGCTGGTGCTTGTGCAAGAACAGATGCCGTTGAAGATCCGTGGTGGAGTCCTGGTGGCTTGAACCGTGGTCAGATACGAGGAGCAATTGAACTTGCACTTAACCCAACACAAACAGAACGTGATGCGCTCTATCGCTCTAGAGTCAATCCAGTAGTAACCTTCCCAGGTGAAGGGACAGTACTTTGGGGTGACAAGACTGCATTAGCACAGTCAAGTGCTTTTGATCGTATCAATGTTCGTAGATTGTTTATTACAATCGAAGAAGCAATTGCGAAGGCTTCTCGTACTGTACTCTTTGAATTCAATGATACATTTACGAGAGAGAACTTCTTGGGTATGGTAAATCCGTATTTGAGAGATGTAATGGCTCGCCGTGGTATTACCGACTTCTTGGCTGTTTGTGACGAAACCAATAACACTGGTCAAGTTATAGATAACAATGAATTTCGTGCTGATATCTATGTCAAGCCTGCACGTTCTATCAATTTCATTACCTTAACCTTTATTGCTACACGAACAGATGTTGCGTTTAGTGAAGTAGTTGGTCGGGCTTAATAAACAGGAGATAAAACAAGATGGCAAATATTAGTAGTTTTACAAATGCTCTGCAAGGTGGAGGTGCCCGTGCTAATCAATTTCAAGTCACCATGTCTGGTGGCGGTGCAACGGGTATTCAAAGTCGAGGGTTTTCATTTTTATGTCGTGGTGCTCAGATTCCTGCATTGACCATTGGTGAGATAGCTGTCCCATATCGTGGGCGTCAAGTTTTTCTTGCTGGTGATCGTACTTATGATGCATGGACTGTAACAATAATGAATGATAGAAGTTTTGGTATTCGTAGTCACCTAGAATCTTGGATGAACAATATGCAAGATATTGGTGCTGCGACAACCTCACCATCATTAAATGCAAACAGTTATTATTCAACAGCTACAGTAAAACAGATGGATCGAAATGATGCAGTAATTCGGACATATACTTTAGATGGTGTATGGCCAACCACTCTAGATGCAATTGATTTGGCGTATGATGCCAATGATGCAATCGAGGAGTTCGGTGCAACATTTAGATTTAACTGGATGACTATTGCTGGTGGTGCTGGTGCTGAAAGTGGTGGTTTAACACTTTCACTTACAGCTTCCGGGACATGGACATAAGATAAGAAGTTTTTGATTATACTGATTTTCAATCGGTATAAATAGTTATACTATGGCAGAATTATTTGGATGGGAAGTAAAGAAGAAGGAGAGCGACAAGGCCAAAAGCTTTGTCGCTCCTTCGGACGAAGAAGGCACACTAGATATTGCTGGTGGTGCCGGTTTTTTTGGGCAATACTTATCTTATGATAAGGCTGCTCGTAATGATTATGATTTGGTACGCAAGTACCGACAAACCTCAGAAAACCCTGAGTGCGACCAAGCGATAGAAGATATCATAAACGAAGCCATTACGGCTGATGAAACTGATATTTCTGTAGCGGTGAATCTCGATTGGGTTCCTCTCTCTATGTCTATCAAGAAAAAGATAGACGAAGAATTTAAAGAAGTTCTTACACTCCTTCAGTGGAAAAAGAAAGGACATGATATCTTTAGACGGTGGTATATTGATGGTAGAATTTTCTATCATAAATTGATTGATGAAAAATCTCCTCGAAAAGGTATATCGGAAGTTCGTTATGTCGATCCTAAATTTATTAAGAAGATTAGAGAAGTTGAAAAAGAAAGGGGTCAAGGTGGTGTAGAAATAGTCAAGGATGTGAAGGAGTGGTACATCTACAATGAAGCTGGTGTTTATCCTTCTCTACCTGCAATTGGTGGTTCCTCAAATAGTCAAGCACAGGGTTTAAGAATTTCTCCTGATGCTATTGCGTATGTTCCGTCCGGGCTATACAACCCCACAACGAATCAAGTTTATTCTTTATTGCAGAAGGCAATCAAGCCTACTAATCAATTAAGAATGATTGAAGATGCGGTAGTTATCTATCGTATTGCTCGTGCTCCAGAAAGACGTATCTTTTATATCGACGTTGGTAATCTCCCCAAACCTAAAGCTGAGGCATACATGAAAGATGTTATGTCACGCTATAGAAATAAAGTTGTTTATGATTCTAATACTGGTGAGGTTATGGATGACAGAAATCAGATGTCTATGTTGGAAGATTTCTGGCTGCCTCGTCGAGAAGGTGGTAGAGGAACAGATGTAAGTACGTTATCTGGTGGACAAAATCTTGGTGAACTGGAAGATATCAAATACTTCCAGAAGAAACTCTACAAGTCACTGAATATTCCTATCTCTCGTTTAGAGTCAGAAGGTGGTTTTAATCTTGGTAAATCTACAGAGATTACCAGAGATGAAATTAAGTTTAGTAAGTTTATTCAACGTCTGCGTAAGAAGTTTTCAGAACTATTCCAAGATATGCTTAAGACCCAATTAGTTTTAAAGGGTGTAATTAAACCAGAAGATTGGGACCATATTAGAGAATTTATCGTTTATGATTACAAAGATGATAACCATTTTCAAGAGCTAAAAGAACTAGAAATTCTTAATGAAAGAATGACTGCATTACAGGCTGTTAATGATTATGTGGGTACCTATTATTCAGTAGAATATGTCCGTCGTTATGTATTGCGTCAGTCTGATACAGAAATTGAAGAAATTGATAAACAGATTGAACAAGAAAAGAAAGACGATGTTATGGACGATGATGCTGGATTACAACCCGGTATGGCTGTTGGTACTAATATACCTGAGCCAGAGGCACCGCCAGCTGGTAATGGTGCTGCAATGCCAGGACAAGAACCAACAGACCCCGGTGGTGTAGAGGGGCAAGCTGACGCAGATCAGGAATATTCAGGTCCAGAGGCTGCGTAAATTATAAATATTAGAGGAATATACAATGGATAAGAGTCTTAGAAAGATGATTGATAATATTGCCGACGGTGATATGTCAGCCGCTGGTGATGCATTTAATGTTGCTGCAGATGCAGCTAGAGGTGATGCATGGAAACAGGCCAAAATAGATTACGCTCAGAAGGCTTTTAAAGAAGTTGATCTGGGTCAAGAAACTTCTGGAGTAGATACGGGCATTACAGGTGACCCAGCCGAAGTACAAGAGGAATAACTATGAAACTTATATCTGAATCAATTGAAGATGTCGATTATCTTATAGAAGATGATGAGGGAAAGAAGAATTATAAAATTCGGGGTCCCTTTTTACAAGCCGAGATTAAAAATAGAAATGGTCGCATCTATCCGATGTCTATTTTAGAGAAAGAGGTAAACAGATATAACAAAGAATATATCCAGAAGAACAGGGCGTTTGGTGAACTCGGTCATCCTGACGGTCCTACTGTAAACCTAGAGAGAGTATCGCATATGATTACTGCTTTGCATCCTGATGGTACTAATTTCATCGGTGAAGCCAAGATCATGGATACTCCGTATGGAAAAATTGTAAAGAATCTTATAGACGAAGGCGCCAAGTTAGGGGTTTCGTCCCGAGGTATGGGGTCGCTCGCACCACAGCGTGGGGCTCATGTTGTCAAAGATGACTTTTATCTTGCTACTGCTGCTGATATCGTCGCAGATCCGTCTGCCCCCAATGCTTTCGTAGAAGGTATTATGGAAGGCAAAGAGTGGGTATGGGATAATGGTGCAGTTAAAGAGATGGATATTGACGCTTATAAGAGAGAATTGGACAGGAAATACAAATTTGCGCAGGCTAGAGAAGAAAAGGCTGTAGAAATCTTTGAAAATTTCATGTCTAAATTTTGAATATTATAAATAACTTATATGTACATTAAAAACAGGGAGTATTCCAAATGACGGATATTAACACTGAACTAGAGAGAATTGCCGATGAAACATTGGGCAACCCTCTAGAGGAAGCACAGGATGGCTTAGATAGTAAAGGCGATCCACGGGCTGCCATGAAAGGTGCCGCTCCTGCCCAGAAAGAAGCCACAATTGCTGGTGGAACTCCGGGTGGTGAGACACAAGACATGGGACCTGCTGTAGTTTCTCCAGAAGCCAAATCTGATCCAGGTGATGCCGCCAGTAAAAAGGCGAAAAAAGCTAGTCCTCCTACAACTAAATCTTCTGATGCTTCTTCCAAACCTATGGGTGACGGAAGTGGTGAAATGAAAGTTGGAGCCCGAGAGGAAGTTCAACTAGAAGGTGAAGATCCTGAGGAGACTAACCTGAAAGCAGCACGCAAAGCTGAAAAGAAAGCTGCTGATAAAGGTGGTGAAGATGAGGAAGAGGAAGAAGATCAAGATGATCTAGACAAAGACGATGAAGCGGAAGCTACTCGTAGTAAGAAGCGACCAACCGCTGAAGAGCGTGTTGCAGAGATTGATCTTTCTGACGATGTAAACGCATTGACAGAAGGTGAAGGTCTTTCCGAAGAATTTAAGACAAAAGCTGCTACAATTTTTGAAGCTGCATTGAAGTCAAAGATCCGTACGGAACTTGAGCGTCTAGAGGAAGAGTATGCAGAGGCTTATGATTCCGCTATTAACGAAGCAAAAGATGAGTTGACTGAGAAAGTTGATGGTTACCTCACCTATGTTGTGGAAGAGTGGATGAAGAAGAATGAGTTGGCAGTTGAGCATAGGCTCAAAACTGAACTTGCTGAACAGTTTATTAGTGGTTTAAGAACACTGTTTGAAGAGCATGATATTGCAATTCCTGATGAGAGATTTGATATGTTAGAAGCTGCGGCAACGCAAGCTGATGAAATGGAAAGTCGCCTCAATGAGGAGATTGAGAAGAATGTTGCTCTGACACAGCAAGTAAATGAACTGTCGCAGAATGAAATTCTTTTAGATGTGGCTTCTGATCTAGCAGATACAGAAGTTGAGAAATTTTCTGAGCTAGCAGAAAGTGTAGAGTACGAGAATTCAGACGACTATCGTTTGAAGTTGGAAACAATCAAAGACTCTTATTTTCCAAAAGCGAAGATTAACGAAGAAGTAGAAGCAGCGCCGAATTATGAAGCAGAAACATCCGGTACAATGGCTGCATATATGACTGCTATCGGTAAAGTGCAGAAACGTGCTAGCTGATAGATGAGAATAAAAATTTTTATTTAAATAAAAAAGGGAGAAAACAATGTTTAACACTGAACACCTACAGGAAAAATGGCAGCCAGTCCTAGAGCATCCTGATCTTCCCGAGATTAAGGATCCGTACCGGCGTGCTGTTACTACTGTTATCTTGGAAAACCAAGAAAGAGCTATGGGTGAAGATCGAGAGTTTTTGGGAGAAGTTGCGCCTAATAACGCTACGGGAGCTAGCATTCAGAATTGGGAT